GAATTAATTTACTTTTGAGCTAATATCAAAATTAAGAGTATTTTTGAATCAAGAATTAATTACTCTAATTTTTGACTAAGCTAATATCAAAAAATAAGATATTTTGATTTAAGGGTAAATTGACTTAAAGAATTACTCAATGACTTAAATTACTCTTTTGACTAAATCTAATACATTATTCTTAGAAATGTCATGAATATGTTTTTCTATCCTACCATTATTATTTACTCTATATTATAATTATAATAATACTAGTATAATATATATATATAAATAATAATGGTAGAACCAAAAAATGTATTCATGACAAAAGTAATACCTAAGCCATACCTAAGCCATACCTAAGCCATTCTTCAAAATAGGGGTTAAATTAATCTCAAAAACTTTAAAATAAATTGCTTATCTGTAACACAAACAAGAGAAAGTGTGGTATAATTAATGGAGTTAAAGGAATACTTGTCATTCATGAAAGGAGAAGTGCAATATGCTTTTCCCAAATAAAACTCAAGAAGAGCTTAGTCACCTTTTCGAGAGTATGTTACAAGAACTTGCCACGGAAAATCTCAATGCGGAAACATTGGGATTACCGTTAAGCAAGAAGGCACTAGAATTACTTACAGGCTTAGTCAACCTAAAGTATGATACAGTTGCCGAAAGAAACGAAGAATTATCTAAAACATATGTTCACCTAACAGCAGCTTATGGCTTTAATGATTTTTATGATTTATACGCCTATGCTGATTATTGTGATAAATCAGTCGAACAAATCACAAAGGGTGGGGATAAAAATTTATCTAGTTTAACCAAAAAGAAACGAACGGTTATCCGTAATGGAAAACCAATGGAAATGTCTATTTACGAAAGTGGAGAGGACAACAAAAATGAACTCGACAAAAAGAAACGTGATGGTAGTTCTAATCAAACGAGCAACCAAAAAGTGCAAGCTTCTGCTTTACAACTTTCTTCTAAACTAGAAAAAGGTAAGCAGGGCGATAAACAAATTAATCGTGTGTCTAGTCAAAGCGAGTCATTATCCAATAAGGGAGTTAACGTATCTTCCGATTACTTTGGAACTTTATCGGACGAGATGGGCAATGTACGAGGACAATACTCTTTTGTCATTCAAGGAGTTTACTTGTACTTAGCTTCATTTGAATCAGATGAATTAACAACTGGTACCGGAGTTAAAGCCTTTTTTGAATTAATCAAGCAAGCCTGTAAGGATAAATTAGGGGTCATGGTTGACGATAACGAGTCTACCTTAGCTCATGAATTATTCAGTGAATATGGGCTTAAAAAGAAAGGGAATGCGTACTGCATGACCTACAAGCAACTAGTAAAACAACTAGGCGGTGAGACACCATGGGACGCTTTGGATTAAGTCCAGAAGCCAGTACATTTCTTGTGTTACTCATTTGTGGGTTCATCAGCTTTGTTATACTAGTCTGGTTACATTGGGTAGAGGTTAAGCACTCTAAAAGTAGTGTGAGCTTAACCCCTATTATTTCCCAATTAAAAGGATTGCAACAAAGTTTAGGAGGTAACATGGCAACTACAATACAAAATGCACCAATCATTAATCAAAAATCTTTATCAGATATGTTGGAAACAAAAGCAACAGACGCTGATTATGAAGAATATTTTACTATCTTAATCCCCATCATTCGGGAGTTATACGCTACATATGAGTTTCTAAGACAAGACCCAGCACCAGATGATTTCACTAGTGCAAACTGTCTTATTTTTGATTTCTCACGTGATGAGTTTTCAATGGAATACACCAAGTTATTTAGGCTAGCTATAGACCGTGGCTTAGACGATAAGGAGATTGTTCCACGATTCGTTGATAAATTAGTTAACGGTGAAGTCCTAGAATTAGGAACTGTACAAATTGTCCCAGAACAATCAGGTGTTAGTTCCGTTTTACAAGGCAAAGAAATTCGAGTGTTAGTTACATTTATGACAGAAGAATATGCCGTTAAACGAGCTGAAGTGCTTGATAAGAACAAAGCAGAACAAGACAATAAGATTGATGAGCTAAACAAAGCACAAGAAGAGGGAGAACGTTTAAGAGATATTCGCCTTAAAGCTTATGCTGAAATGGACAAAGCTACTGAAGTCCTTAGCCTACTTACTCAAAAGAATATTGACGCATACGACTTATCTGAAGAACTTTCTACTATGAAGGGTATAGCCGATAAGATTATGTAACCTCTTTTCAAGAGAACTCTAACCGGTTCTCTTTTTTTTTTAATTTCTTATTGACAATCAAAATAACTTGCGTTACACTTCATGTGTAATCAAATAAAGAGTCATGAGGGGAAATTAGAAAATGGAAAATTTAGAACTAAAAGTAGTCGGTAACAAGGAACAAGTCGTAACGTCAAGTTTGCAGGTCGCAGAAACATTTGGAAAACGTCATACACATGTAATAGATGTAATTGAGAACAAAATTAACTCAGCCGAAAATTAGGCTCAGTATAAAAACATGTTTGCTAAAGGCTCTTACAAAGACAAGAGCGGTAAATCTAACAAAATGTACTACATGAATCGTGATGGTTGGTCATTTATCTAAAAAAGGGAAGAAGACTCCTTATTCAAAAATCAGAATGATTTTAAGGAGGAGATGAATTCCCCTACAATGTTGACTTTTTAGTCTTTTTGTGGTATAATGTAAATAAAGAAAGGGTCGAAAGTCCAATACCACACATGATAGAGATATCAATGCCGCACAAAATATTTTAAACCAAGCTTTAACTTAAAGTAATACTAGAACCGTAGGGACTACGGGGATAGCCTAATCAATATAGATAACCTCTGGGACTATAGTAAAATAGTTCCAAGTCAGTCTAGTTCTTAGGAATCCCCACCTTCAATTTTCAATGAAAATAAGGTGGGGTAGTTCAAAGAATTAACTAGTAAGCTATTGGCATTGACACAGAAGTACCATTTTGAACTTGATATGAATCAATAGAACAACTCAACGATAGTTTTAACGTAGGGAGGATTTTAATTGAGCAAATTAAAGAAACTAGCTAGCCAGTCTGGTGAGTATGTTACTTATCTGATTGACCGATTAGATAATATACAGTTAACCTTAATGAAGAATGTATCTAGGGAGATAGTTATTCCCGTGCCAGCACCACTAATCAATAATCATAAAGAGACCATAGCATTCAAAGAATTAACTAGTAAGCTATTGGCATTGACACAGAAGTACCATTTTGAACTTGATATGAATCAGGGGGCGCCAATTGATTTAGCTGATGGTACTTCTGTACCCACTTTAGAGATAGTGTTCACCGTTTACCCAGATACAGACTACTACAATTTAGTAGAAGATATTACAGTAGAATAATTAAACCCACCTTTCATGTATAATTTAAGATGTATTCATATATTATGAGTACAGAATAAATTTCTGATTATACATTGAGAGGTGGTTTTTCATGTTCAAGCATAAAAAACTATTAACCGGTATCGTAGGGATTGTAGCATTCGTTACATTTTCTATGCCATTCACCGCATTTGCGGCAGTGGGAGACCAAGGGATAGACCAGTCTGTTTACCAAGGAAATAGTGGTCAGTTCGGATATGGTTCCGACAAGTTCTCTATTAGTCAAATTGGTGGTACGTATGATGGGTATCTGATTGAACAAAGCACGTATGCTTCCCAAGTAGCTAGTACAATTGCTCAAGGGAAAAGGGCACATACTTATATCTGGTACCAAGTCGGAGCAAATATCACAGTAGCCAAGAACGCATTGGATTACTTCTTACCTAGAGTACAAACCCCTAAAGGGTCAATTGTAGCTTTAGATTATGAAGACGGGGCTACATATGATATGAATGGTAATACGGAAGCTATTCTTTATGGTATGAGACGAGTAAAAGAAGCTGGGTATACCCCTATGTACTACTCTTACAAACCTTATACAGTGGCTAATGTAGATTACCAACGTATTTTGAAAGAGTTTCCTAATAGCCTGTGGATTGCAATGTACCCAAACTATGAAGTAACACCAGTACCAAACTACAACTATTTCCCTTCTATGGATGGAATCGCTATTTTCCAATTCACATCTACTTATGTGGCTGGTGGATTAGATGGTAACATTGACTTGACAGGGATAACAGATAATGGTTATGGTAAGTCTGATACTGACGGTTCTAAAGTAACGGTTGACCCAGACACAAGTACACCGGCAACTGACGCAGGGCAAGACGCAAACAGTACGGCTAAGAAAGATATTGCAGTAGGAAACACAGTGAAAGTAAACTTCTCTGCTTCTAAATGGAGTACAGGAGAATCAATCCCAACATTTGTTAAGGGTACTTCATACAACGTGATTGAAAAATCAGGTGATAAAGTATTGTTAGATGGCATTATGTCTTGGATTAGTATTCATGACGTAGAAATCATTTCTACAGCAAGTTCTAACGAAACAATTTCTAATAGCCAATCAGGGTCTACTTATACAGTGGCTTATGGTGACACATTAGGTGGAATTGCTAGTGCCTATGGTACAACAGTATCAGCATTACAATCATTGAATGGAATTTCTAATGCAGACTACATCTACGTAGGACAAACATTAAGTATTTCGGGTACAGCTAGTAACACGGCTACTACTTCTAACACTTACACAGTCCAATACGGAGATACTCTTGGGGGAATTGCAAGTGCTTACGGCACAACTACTTCAAGTTTGCAAGCTTTAAATGGAATTTCTAATCCAGATTATATTTATGTTGGTCAAACATTAAATGTTTCTGGCACAAGCACTCAATCTACTAGTTCTACTTACACCGTTCAATACGGAGACACATTAGGTGGAATCGCAAGCGCTTACGGAACTTCTACTTCTGCTCTACAATCTCTAAATGGAATTGCAAATGCAGACTATATTTACGTAGGTCAAACAATCTCTATCGGTTAACGAATGAATGAACTCACTATTAATTTAGTGGGTTCTTTTTTATTTCCTCTTGTAATCCTATAGATTATAGTGTACACTTCTATTTGTAAGAAACAAACAGAGAAATTACATAAAATAGAAAATCTACGGAGGAATTTAAAATGAAAACAAATCAACGTTACACAACATCAATGGTCATGAACGAGTTACGCTTTTACCAATTACCTATGGTTTTATTCACAAACCCAAAATACGAAAAATTATCTAATGACGCTCGTGTTCTTTATGGAATTTTGAAACAACGCTTTGAACTGTCTATTAAGAATAATTGGGTGAACGATAATGAAGAAATTTACTTTGTTTTTCCGGTAAAACATTTAGCAGACTTGCTTCATATTTCTAAACCAACCGCCATTAAAGCAAAACAACAGTTAACTGAAGCCGGATTACTTGAGGAAGAGCGGACAGGACGAGCAAACCGTATGTACTTATTAATGCCACACGCTACCGCTGAAGATATTCGTCAAAGCCACAAAACTACAACTATTGAACCAACCATTGATTACAGTATTTTAGAACGTGAAGACAACGGACAAATCGCTGAAAGCACAGTAAAATATACTGAAAATCAAGAGTTTTTACATCAAGCAGAAACACAGTCAAATCAACAGCTTCATCAGAAATCAAACAATTTAGAATCCGAAGTAAAAGAAATTGTCCCTAGTTATAAAGACTTAAATAAACAAAAACAGGGAGAAGCTAATAATAATAAACGTGCGTGTGAGAAATCTGAAAAATATGAACTGGCACCAGCGGTCGCTGAAGTTTTGGACGAGAGCGGTTTATTTGACGAATGTGATAAAGACCGAGTGGCATTATCGTTCAAGTTATTTGCTAAGGAACATACTTTCGTGAACATTGACATGGTGATTGAACGAGTAAACCACATGAAGACCAAGGTACAAGTATGCCATGAAACGATTTATAACACACCGGCTTATTTCATTCACGGTATTCGAGAACTTGCTAAACAACACCTAGTGGCATTACAAGCGGAACCAATCCCAGAAATTCACTTCCACGATTGGCTAAACGGCTAGGATTGTAATAATTGTCATATTCCGTAATAGTATTGTTAGGTTAACGATACGGTTAGATAACACTAGTTTGGTATATTATAGGCATACCCGGTGAGAAACACGACTTCATGATGATTTTACGCCATGAAACTCGGTATTTTAATGCCAAGTAGTTGATACGGGTACAAACTAAAATCGAACGAGGTATCGGAATGAAAAACATTAAATTAACATTGGGATTGGGACTAGCTGTCACAGCAGTTGGTTTATTTAGCACTACGGCTCTAGCGGACGAAGTACACACTATCCAAAGCAGAGAGACATTATCGAGCATTTTGACAACTAAATACGGAAATGCTAACCGTCTAGCTGAAATTGCTCAACTAAACAACATTGAAAATCAAGACTTAATCTATGCCGGAGAAGCTATCATATTGCCTGATAATGCTACGGTAACAGAAACATATACCGCTACGGTTGAAACAGCGCCAGTAGCTCAAGAAGAAACTTATGTACAGACTGAAGAAACCTATGTAGCCCCTGAAACGGCACAGGAAGCTCATGTAGCCACGCAAGCGACTACCTCTAGTGCTAAAGAGTGGATTGCACAGAAAGAGTCTGGTGGCTCTTATACAGCCCAAAACGGGCAGTATACAGGTCGGTACCAACTTTCTGCGGCATACCTAAATGGTGACTACTCACCAGCTAACCAAGAAGCAGTAGCCGATAGCTATGTAGCTGGACGTTATGGCTCATGGGAAAATGCACAAGCGTTCTGGATTGCAAACGGTTGGTACTAAAATAAAAAAAAATAAAATAAAGAACACTTAGACTACACCTAACCGTGTAGTCTTTTTTGCTATATTATACACCGAGGGTTCTTATAGTTTAATGGTATAATTAAAGTAGACGTTGTACTAGGCAAAGAAAGTTAGAGAGGTTTTATATGATATACGATAATGACCCTATCTGGAAACAGGCAAAAGCAGTAGCAAAAGAGTTAGGATTCTATCAAGACTGGATAAATTGTATTTCGGTTTACCATATTCTAGGTGGAACACAAACTAGCTTGGTATGCCGTATAGATGATGAACCTTATATGATATACGGTACACTAGACACTAACAAGCAAGTGGTGCTGTTTGACAATGAAATGAATATTCATATAAAAGACAAAGAACTTGTAACAACTAGTAAGAAACGCTTTACAAATGTTGACCAGTCCAGAGTGAAATCTGTAAACTATAAGTTGCCAATAGGAACCTTTAGTGGTAGCAAAGAAATACAAGTAATGACTAGGAAAGGAGTACCTAAACTTGGCTAATATTTTTGAGTCGATTCGACTTAGAGGTGTACAAAAAGACGTAGAAGAAATTACACCGATTGATGATAACTATGGTATTGCAGTGAAACAAGCAAAAGAAGAAATAGCAAAAGGGTTTAATGGAAAACCAGTTTCTTATTCACAACCAATGCTTGCTGATATGACCGTAACTACTCCCGGTTACAAGACCAAACCTTCATCAAGAAACTTCCAAGATTTACATAGTGTACTTAAAAAGTATGGAAAGAACATTATCCTAAATGCAATCATAAATACCCGTTCTTCACAGGTGTCTATGTATTGTCGTCCTTCTCGGTATTCAGATAAAGGGCAAGGATTCAAAGTGTGTTTAAAAGATAAGAATGTAGAACCAACCCCTACAGATATTAGGCGTATGCAAAAGATTGAAGAATTTCTAATGAACACGGGGGTTGACAAAAAAGTAGACCGTGATAATTTCACCTCATTTTGTAAGAAGATGATTCGTGACACGTACCGGTTCGACCAAGTGAATTTTGAAAAGGTATTCACGAGAGACGGTAAACTAGCCTACTTGCAAATGGTAGACCCAACCACCATCTTTTATAAATTAAACCGTGATGGTCATATTCCAGACAGTGACGTAAAATACGTACAAGTCCAAGAAGAACGAGTAGTGGCACAATTCAACACACGAGAAATGGCTTTTGCTGTTCGTAATCCCCGTTCTGATATAGAGATTGCCGGATATGGTATGCCAGAATTAGAAGTGGCTTTGTCCCAGTTTATTGCACAAGAGAATACTGAAACATTTAATGACCGGTTCTTCTCACATGGTGGGACAACTCGTGGTATTTTACAGATTAAAGCTGGACAACAACAATCTAGTCATGCGCTAGACATTTTCCGTAGAGAATGGAAAAGCTCATTATCTGGTATAAATGGCTCATGGCAAATCCCAGTTATTTCTGCTGAAGACGTGAAGTTTGTAAACATGACCCCTTCTGCTAATGATATGCAGTTTGAGAAATGGTTGAACTACTTAATCAATGTTATTTCATCATTGTACGGCATAGACCCAGCCGAAATTAATTTCCCTAATAATGGTGGGGCAACTGGTTCACGTGGTGGCTCACTGAATGAAGGGAATTCTAAAGAAAAGAACCAAGCGTCACAAAACAAAGGGTTACTTCCTTTACTGACATTCATTGCTGATACAATCAATACCAATATCATTTCTGAATGGGGGGATAAATATCAATTCCAATTTGTGGGTGGGGATAATACTTCTGAATTAGAAAAGATTAAAATCCTAAAAGAAAAAGTGTCATTCGGTATGACAATCAATGAAGCCAGAAAAGATATGGGATTAACTGGTGATATTCTTGGTGGAGACGTTCCAATGAACGGCGTTCTCGTACAACGTATTGGACAATTAATTCAAAAAGACCAATACGAGTATGAAAAACAACAAACTAAATTAAACCGTTTACTAGAAGCAGTAAACCCTGAATTAGACGATGGTAACTTTGGGCAAGGTGCTCAATCTGGTAGTGGGATAAAAGACCCTAAACAGAAGATGGAACAAAGTAAAAACAATTCCAATGGGAAATCAACTAAAGGGAGTGTAGGTAAAGACGGACAGAATAAGAAACAAAAGAACACTAATTCGCATGGGCAAGGCGGAAAAGGAAAAGATAAAGATTGGGCAAAGAAATAAAACCCTACTAGGGCGTGGTGCTATATTATTAGCAGTTCGGGCATAGAATGATTTTATAAGATAGGTGGTGAATTTATTGGCAGTACCACAAGGAGAAGAATACACACAAGACTTTAGCATATTCATGCCGATAGACGTAGAGCGTTCCATTAGCAAGTCTAACGAGTCTGGTGACGAAAAAGGTTGGTACGTATGTGGTTACGCTTCCACCCCTGATTTAGACTTACAGGGTGATATAGTGAACCCAGCCGGAATTGATATTTCTTATTTTAGAGAATATGGCTGGATAAACTACGAGCATAAACAAGACGCTGAATACATGATAGGGGTTCCGACTAAGAACTGTTACGTGGATATTCAAAAAGGTCTGTACGTAGAAGCCAAGTTATTGAAGAACAATCAGTACGCACAACAAATGTGGAACTTAGCTGTAGCCATTAAATCAACAGGAGTATCTCGTAGTTTAGGATTTTCTATTGAAGGGGCAGTTAAATCAAGAAATGCTCATGATAACAAAGTCATTGAAGAACTATTCATACGGAATGTTACATTGACCACTCACCCAGCCAATCCACACGCTACTTGGGAAATTTTCATGAAATCATGGGAAACCGGTCATGATATTAACCCTGACACTGTATCAAATGCTGGTGCATTGAGAAAAGAAGAACTTGCGCAAGCGATTACAACTTTAAGTGCTATTTATAAAGTGAGTAGCATGGAGGAAGTAGACGCTGTGTTTAAGGAGATAGGGGAACTACTAGATTCTAGTGGTCGCTCTGACATAGCAACTGGTACGCTTATGTTACAATTAGGTAGAGGGTTAAGCAAACAAGAAGCCCAAAAGTTTGTAAATCAACCAAAAGAGGAGAGTTAATAGATTGCCAAAATTAGCAAATATTTTATCTGAATTTGATAAAGACGCTTTAGCAGAAGTTAAAGAAGTCGCTAAATCAGTCCAAACTGAAAAAGAAGAAGTTGAGGAAGCCGCAGAAGACGTGAATAAATCAACTGAACCTGAAGCTAAAGACGATAAAGCCAAAGAAGATGAAGACAAAAAGAAAAAAGAAGCAGAAGCTAAAAAGAAAAAAGAAGCAGAAGCTAAAAAGTCTGCTGACGATAAAGACTGTGAAAAAGACGAAGACGAAGCAGATGAAAAAGACGATAAAGCTAAAGACAAAAAAGACGACAAAAAGAAACCAGAAAAAGAAGATACTAAAAAATCTGCTGATTTTTCTGAATATGAAGAAGCCTTGAAATCATTAGCCGGAATCGTAAATGAAAGTTTAATCGCTTACCAAGTGCAAGCAACTAAAATTAATGCACAAGCAAATGAAATTACTGAATTGCACGAAACTATTTCAGCAATGAAAGTACAAGCAGAAGAAGTAACGAAATCATTGGAAGTTCCTGTAGTGGAAAAAGAAGATGAAGTTTTGGCTAGTACAACTGAAGAAGTAGTGGCTAAATCAGTAGAATCAGTTGCTAAATCAGTAGAAGTAAAAACAGATGGAGTGATTGCTAAATCAGTTGATGGTGTTGCTGTAGAAGAACCTACTGTAGAAGTAGTCGTTCCAGAAGTAGTTACTCCTGAAGAAGTAGCAGAAGAAGAACCAAAAGTAGAAGAACCAGTCGTAGAAACGATTGAACAACAAGTGGAAGCTGTTCGGGAAGATTTCTTGAAGAAATACCAAGCGGACGCTAAAGCCGGTAACAACCGTACACAATTGTATGACTTACGTTTAGCACTAGGACGTGCACAACAAGGCGAAGGCACACAAGCTGATTTAGACGCTATTTTGAACTACACGAAAGAATAGTACACACAAGTGCGCTTTTCTAAGTAGTTCGCTATATTATATTTGATTGCAAATACAACACCCACTAATCTGGGATTCCTAAATATGAAAGAGGTAAAAATAACAAATGGCGAATAAGAAAGACCTAACTAATGCACAGGAACAAGCATTAAAATCGTTCACCACTGGCTATGGCATTACACCAGATACACAAATCAACGCTGGTGCTCTACGTAGAGAGTTTTTAGACGACCAAATTACAATGCTTACATGGGCAGAAGGAGATTTAGTATTCTACCGTGACATCTCACGTAGACCATCTGACTCAACAGTAGCTAAATATGACGTATACTTAAACCACGGTAAAGTTGGTCACAGTCGTTTCACAAATGAAATCGGTGTAGCACCAATCTCTGACCCTAATATCCGTCAAAAAACGGTTAACATGAAATTCGTATCTGATACTAAAAACATCTCATTGGCTTCTGGTTTAGTAAGCAATATCCAAGACCCAATGCAAGTCTTAACAGACGACGCTATTTCCGTTGTTGCTAAAACAATTGAATGGGCTTCGTTCTATGGTGACGCTGATTTAACAGAAAACCCAGACGCTGGTACAGGTTTAGAATTTGATGGTTTAGCTAAATTAGTAGCTAAAGAAAATGTTATTGACGCTCACGGCACTTCTTTAACAGAAGTAATGTTAAACCAAGCCGCTACAGTAATTGGTAAAGGTTATGGTACACCAACTGACGCTTATATGCCTATCGGTGTTCAAGCTGACTTTGTTAACTCACAATTAGCTCGTCAAACTCAATTGGTTCGTGATAACTCACAAAATGTAACAGCTGGATTCAATATTACAGCGTTCAATTCTGCTCGTGGTATCATTAAATTACATGGTTCTACAGTAATGGAATTAGAACAAATCTTAGACCCTTACGCATTAGTAACAGCCAATGCTCCACAAAAACCAACAGCAGAAGCAACTGTAGCTGACGGTAAAGGCGCATTTACTCAAACTGATATTGACCAAGCCGGTGTAGTTTATAAAGTTACAGTAAGCTCTGATGATGCAGAATCAACTCCATCTGATGAAGTTACAGCTGTAGTAGACAAAGCAACTTCTGAAGTAACTTTGAAAATCAACATCAACCCAATGTTCCAACAACGCCCACAATTTGTTTCAATCTATCGTAAAGGTTTAACAACTGGCTTGTTCTACTTGTTAGCACGAGTACCGGCTTCTAAAGCTGAAGGAAATGTTGTTACTTTCGTAGATACAAATGCGGAACAACCAGAAACAGCAGACGTATTCGTTGGTGAAATGACACCGCAAGTATTACACTTGTTTGAATTATTACCAATGATGAGATTACCATTAGCACAAGTTAATGCTTCTATCACATTTGCAGTATTATGGTATGGCGCATTAGCATTACGTGCCCCTAAAAAATGGGTACGCATTAAAAACGTTAAGTATATTGCAACTTCTAACGTTTTTAACGAACGCTAATCTCATAAAAGAGACAACTGAATAAACAATTAGATAGGGAACGGAGTAACTTTCGTTCCCTATTTTTATTAATAAAGGAGAACAATATGTTAAAACACACTAAATTGGTTAATGCAGAACTTGCTACCGTTCACGGTACAATTAAGATAGATGATAAAGGGGTCGTAGCTGGCTTAACAGAAGAGCAAGAAAAACATTTAGCAGAAGTAGCAAAGGCTTTTGAGTACACGAAACCAAAAGCAACAGTAAAAGAGACACCAAAAGCTACAGTAGCGGAACCGGTAGCAGAAGAAGCACCGAAACCTAAACGTAAACGGAAAGCACCGGCTAAAAAGAAAGTAGAAGAATAGAGGTAAACTAAATGAGTATGTATGCAGACGACAATATGGATATGTCAAACTTCAATCCCTACTCACACGGAAACCCTAAACGTATTGAACTGGATAAGGTAGAAGACATAACTCTAGCAGATTACGGGTGGACACCGGAAGCCTTAAAAGAATATATGTTCGGTGTAGAAATTAAGAACCCAGAAACAGGGCAAACAATGGGGGACGCTTTCTATAATCACGTATACGAAGTTGCTATTGGGAAGGCTGAAAAAGAATTAGATATTGCCATTCTTCCACGATTTATAGAAGCAGAACACCATGACTTCTACTCAAGTGACTTTAGCTCATATATGTACACCCACGCGTATAAGAAACCAATCCTACAAGTGGAACGCTTACAATTGGAAATTAATGGACACCAATTATACAATTACCCAGCCAATTGGTGGAAGGTGTATTCATTAGCTGGACATGTGGAATTATACCCAACTGCTTTATTACAAACTGGATTGAGTTCAGCATATAATAACGTATTGGGTGGGTACCCAACACTAGCCGGATTACCACCGGCAAGTAACGGGACATTTAGCCCACAGATGATACATTTAGATTATGTGGCTGGTATGCTACCAAGAAAACGTGCTGGCATTTCTAATGACTGGGAAGTTCCACCAGATTTAGAACAATTAGTGATTAAATACGCATTGAGAGAACTATTCCAAGTTTGGGGTCGTTTAATTATTGGTGCCGGTATTGCTGGACGTACTTTATCAGTTGATGGGATTTCTGAATCAATTGAAACAACCCAATCCGCTATGTACACTGGTTCTGCCGCTGATATTGAAATCATTGATAGAGATATTAAAGAGTTATTGGCAAGCCTACACAGTTACTTTGGAATGAACATGGGTATTATATAGGCGGTGAATAAGATTGACAGAACAACCAACAAGATTTACAAGTAATGCAACACCACAGAAATCAGAAACAGCACCACAACAAACGGTATCTGGTTCTCGTATAGAGTTTAATTCAGGAAACATTCGGAAATTAATCGAAGGTCGTGGGATAGACTGCCAGTGGGAAAAATCGTGGTTATGCACGTGTAGAAACCCAAGAACACTAGCACCAGATTCTTCTTGTCCAATTTGTCATGGTAAGGGTGTGGCTTACCTACCAGCAGTAACTTTACGAGTGGTTATCCAATCACAAGAAAAGGGAGTAACGAATGGTGATTTAGGGTTGTACGATTCCGGTACAGCCATTGCCACTACTCAAATAGATTCTAGTATCGGGTATCGTGACCGACTATCAGTACCAGACGTAACGCTACGACAGTCCGTGATATTTGATGTAACGCAACGTAGAGTAGATAATGGAATGTATCTTACGTATGACGTAAAGTCCTTAGACCTCGTTATGGGAGCCAATGGACAACAACTAGTAGAGGGCGCTGACTATCGGTTTGAACAATCCACCAATAAGATATATGTAGACGCTAAACACATAGGAACAATCGTTTCAATCAATATGCAGACTGTCCTTAGATATTTTGTAATTGACTTCCTGAAAGAGTCTCGTTACCAATATACAGAAATGAACCGTGGAGCAGATAACCCATTGTTTGAAAATTATCCAAAGAAACTACTGCTTAAACGAGAAGACATTTTTGTTAATCCAGAACCATTCTCATTAGCAGATGATACAACAGCAAAATCCCAAGACTTATTGGGTGAAAAAGGGTCTAGTGAAGTGAACACGACACCAACCTATACGGATGTAAAAACAGTAAGAACTTCTGGGGGATTCTTTAACGGAGCACTAAATGACTGATAATCGTATGCCAGAGTTATTCAAAAACCCTAAACGTAAACTGAAATCCATGATTGATTTAATTGTCATGGACACTTTACAAGTAGGGGCAGAAGAAGCAACCAACGAAGGTATGGATATAAAAGTTATGCCAAAATACTTAATTGTTACCCAGAAACGTATGGCTAAGCAAGGAGTTATTGATTTAAAACCATTCTTTGCTAAATCAGCCAAACGGAAATTTAACAAACAAGGAAATTGGTACTTGTATATCCCAATTGCAGTGAATCGTAGAAGCATTAAGAAAGCTACGTATAATGAGTTGAAAAATAAACCACTAAAAAACGGAAGCCAATTCACTACAGTTTACAGTAAATCTTTGTATGACAATAGCAATAGTTTCAGCCATGCAGTACCAAATATCAATTACACTCCTAAGACCCATAACGTGAGCATACGGGAGCGTAAGTGGGGGACTGGTACTCGTAGAGAGTATGTGGCTTTTAGAACCGTAAACGCCAAGTCACCGGCTAATTCATGGATAATTGGTCGAGGGAAAGTAAACGAAGAAAATTTTAGTCCCACTATGATAAAAAACATAGACCGACTAATGAAATATAAGATGAAAAATCTATAGGAGGTGAACCGTTACGCTACCAAGTTTAGATAGTTACTTGTACAAAGAAATTAAGGAACGGCTGGACATAATCATTCATAACCACTATATTATGAACGAAGCGTTGAGGGATATTGACGATACCGCACGCACCACTTTTATGAACACGTATTGCCAAGAAAATTCTCGTGAAATAAGCATTCATTATGGACTGCCACAAAACAAAGAAGGCTTTGACGCTTCGTATGTAATCATGTTAGGACAAGGAGAAGAAGTTCTGAAGTCAATAGGGGGTGTTGAGGGTAATTATGATTATCGAGAAGACGCTTACTTACACGAAAGAATTATTCCGAAGTTATCAGCTGATACTAATAGAATTGAGTTTACATTTAGTAAACCTATAGGATATTTCGATTCTAGCCCAGACGTTTCTTTTGCTGAAGGAGACGACTTACAGTTAGAGGGGAACGTACTTTCTATAGGAACTCGTGGAAACGAAATACTATTAGATGGTTCCGCTTATGACATGTTCTATTCTTCCAAACAAGAAGTTGGGGGAGAAACACCACGAGGGGTCGTAAAAGGATTCACCTCGAATGATGAAGTAGACGTAGTGGGAATCAGTACCAATTATGATACCGCCCGTTGCTTAGACATGATACTGAAATTGCTTATGATTACCATGAGAGATTCAATTGAAGAAAAAACGGCATATAGTTTGCAACAAGTTCGGTGGAATCCATTAGCACCTGTTATAACAGATGGTGATACCGTTGTTTTTGGTAGGACGTTGAATATAGCGTACACCGTGTCGTATGGAGTAGACTTAGACTTCTACCGAAAAGTAACAAAAGCTATCATAGAACGGAGAGTAAAGAATGGCTAACAAGAAAAAGAAACAAGAGGAAGTACAGCCTACTTCTGGTAGTTATGTATCGGTTGATACGTTTATAACCACTGCAAAGGTTTTATATAAAATGTCAAACTTACAAGTAGCCGGCTTCAAGGCTTACATGACAGGAAGACAATATTTACGCTCGGATATGGACTTTGTTCCCTATTTAGAAAAGTATTTAGGTAAAGGAGATAAATAAATAAATGGCTATTGAAGTATATCCAAAGAAACCCGTATCACGCCCACATACATCAATCACGGTAGATACATCTGGTATCGGTGGGAGTGCTGGTGCTTCCGATAAGATTTTAATGCTTATTGGTTCGGCTAAAGGCGGTACCCCTAGTACAGTATACAAAGTAACAAATTACCAACAAGCCAAACAAGTGTTCAGAAGCGGTGAATTATTAGACGCTATGGAATTGGCTTGGAACCCTTCTGCTGATGGTACTGAATCGGCTGGTGCTATTTTAGCAATGCGTGTAGAAGACGCAACCCAAGCAACATTAACACAAGGCGCTTTGACAATCACTTCTCAATTGTATGGGGTGGACGCCAATCAAATTCAAATGTCATTAGAAGATAATTCATTGACAAAAACAAAACGATTGACTCTAGCTTTTGCAACGGACAAGGTAAACAAAGTATTTGATAATTTAGGTAAAATCTTTAAGATTGAATATTCTGGTGAAGAAAGTGCCGCACAAGTAACAGTAGAAGCAGATGAAATTACTAAAAAAGCAACAAAATTAGTTTTATCTACTGGTACTGCTGTACCGGCTAAAGAAGCTGTAATAGACACAGAAGGCAACGTAACTACGCCAGCTGTTGCCGCTGTTAACCCAACAGTTGTTAAAGAATATAAATTAGGTTCTGGTGTTTACAATGACATTTACGCCTTGATTTCTGATATTAACAACATTGAGGACTTTGAAGCAACATTCTTCCCAATCGGAGATAAAAATATCCAATCTGATTTATTAGAACCAGTAGACAATGTAGCTATTAAAGGCACGGACGTTTACTTAGAATCTATGGCTGGTGATATTGCAAAACAATTAGACTATAACGGTTATGTTGATATTGTAGTAGACCCAACAAAAGAAGTCACAAACTTTGCATTGACAAACTTATCCGGTGGTACTGACGGTAGTGTTCCTGAATCATGGGCAGATAAATTAAAATTATTTGCAAATGAAGGCGGTTACTACTTAGTTCCGTTAACAGATAATGTTGCGGTTCATTCAGAAGTATTAGCTTTTGTAAAAGACCGTTCGGATATGGCAGAACCTATGAGAGCCTTTGTAGGTGGTGGCGTTGGTGAATCACTAGAAGAACAAATTACACGTGCTACACGCCTACGTGACGCTCGTATTGCTATCATGGGTGCTTCTGGTAAACGTGTGATGGATGATGGTAGAGAACTTCACTTACCGGCTTATATGTTAGCGGCACAAGTTGCTGGATATGCTTCTGGTATTGAAATTGGCGAAGCTGTTACATTCAAACCATTTGCTTTAACGTCATTAGATACAATTTTGGATAGCACACAACTAGACCAATTGAACGAAAATGGTGTTATTTCATTAGAGTTTGTTCGTAACCGTACAAACACAATGTTCCGTATCGTAGAAGATGTTACAACGTACAATGATACGACAGACCCAGTTAAGAGCGAAATCTCTGTAGGGGAAGCTAATGACTTCTTGGTGTCTGAATTGAAAATCGCATTGGATAACCAATACATTGGTACAAAAGTAGTAGAAACTTCTGCTTCATTAATCAAGAACTTTATCCAATCGTTCCTTGACCAAAAGAAACGGGATAGCGAAATTCAAGGCTATCCAGCAGAAGATGTACAAGTAGTCTTGGAAGGTGACGAAGCTTACATTTCATTCACAGTTTACCCAACCCGTAGCTTGAATAAGATTGAAGTTACTATCACTTACCAACAACAAACAATTTCTGCATAATAACTAGGGGAGAAATTAGCCCCTTTATCTGATTAAAATAGGAGTGATATACTTACATGGCTACACAAGCAAAACAAACAGTCCATACTGGTAATACAGTGTACTTAATGGTTGCCGGTAAAGTTGTAGGGCGTGCCCAATCAGCTCAAGGTGAACGCCAATATGGTACAACTGGTGTATACGAAATTGGTTCAATTATGCCACAAGAACACGTATACTTAAAATATGAAGGTACGATTACAGTAAACCGCTTACGTATGAAGAAAGAAAACTTCTACAGTTTAGGTATTACAGCACTAGGTGAAGAAATCCTACAACGAGATATTATTGATTTAGTGGTAATGGATAACTTGACAAAAGAAGTAATTATTGCATATCGTGGTTGTTCAGCAGTGAACTATAACGAATCATTCACAGCGAATGAAATCGTTACTGAAGAATGTCAATTCATGTATCTTTCAAGTTCAGACACAACAAGCAACTAATAACAAAACTATTAAGGGTAGTGCTATTATGGCACTACTCTTTTTTGTCTATCCGTCAATACTACTAGTATATGGTATAATATTACTTGTAAGATACTATATTATAAATTGTAGGGAGCGAATAAGCTTGACTGAAGATAACCATGAATTAACCTATGAAGAGTTATTAGCAAAGGCGAAAACTGACGCTAAATTAACTGAAGCAGAGATAGACAGACTGAAATATCCAGAATCTGAAAAAGACAGAGCAGAAGAAGAAGAGAAAGAATTAACGTACGAAGAGTTACTTGCAAAAGCTAAATCCGGTGAAAAGTTAACGGAGAAAGAAACAGAAACTCTTAAATTTCACACAACAGGAGAAGAGAATGAACAAGTCAAAACGATTATCCGTGGCGTGAATAACGTATGGCGTAAAAAGTATAACTTTAAGGAACGTGGATTAGAGTTTACTGTAGCGGTACACGCCCCTTCTATGATTGAGCAAGGGAAAGTTCATGCGTTACGAGAAAGTTATTTAGGTGGTGTGGGAACAGCGCTAAGCCAACAAACATATATGGCTTTCTATATGTTAGCAACATTGCGTATATGTGGGGAAGAAATCCCTAGATTTTTAGAAAATGATGAAAACATTTATGCGGCAGATATTTTATACATTATGGGAATGGACTTTGTGGAGTGGTTAGACTCCTTTCGATACTAAACTAAATGATGTAGGTGGCTATGGTGCGTTACGAACCAATAATTCAGCACGTGCTTTATGGTACCTAATGAAAGAGTTTAAAATCCTCCCTAGTAATCCTGATTTCCAAAACTTAACCACACAACAGATTAACTTCGTGTTCACCATGTACCAACAAGATATGTTAGAAGCTGGTAAAGGCACAAGTAATCAAGATGTGAATAGTGACGATTGGTGGTACGCAGACCATGACGACTTTGAACCGTTAGTAGAAGGGCATGATGAGGACGCTATAGCAAGCAAGGTAGCGAAGTTATTCACTCGTAATACAGTTAACGGTAAACTAGCACAGGAAGCCGTAGACGAGCGCATACAGGCTAATCTGAAGGATATGCGTGAGAAGGCAGACTTACTAGAATCACAAGGACGTGACAAGTGGGGTGCACCTAATGAAGCCCAAATTGCTGAAAAGAAGGCGTTTGATAATTCAGGAGATACAACCGATTCAATCAAAAATGCAATAGCACAGTTTAAAACAGCGTCAGGAGAAGTGGTTGATTTACCAACCCAAGATGACGACTTTGAAATCTAGGTAGGGGTTCTATTCCCTACCTTTTTCTATAGGGGTGGGAGAATAGTTGAACAACAATGAGTATCGTTTTGAGGTAAATGCTCAAACAAGTAAAGCTGAAGCAGAATTAGGTCGATTACGGGCTAGATTAGTAGAATTACAGAAAACAGCTAGTAAAGGAACCAATGCCGGGGATTTCTTATCCCAAGCGGATATGGATAAAAGCATTGCGACTTCTAAAGAAGTTAAACAGGTCATAAAGGAATTAGAACAGGCGTTTAAGAAAGTAGCTATTGCACAAGCACAATTAGGCAATAACGATTCAGCTAACTGCGCTATTAACAATTTCAATTCCTTAAAAAGTAGTGCGGAAGACGCAGGAAAATCCATTAATAATATTACTTCTAATTTATCTGGATTAAGTTCAGCGGACAATCGTTACCTGAAAAACCAAAAAGTTTATAACACAGAATTGACGGACGCTGAAAAGCGTGCTAGGAACCTACGTAAGGCAATCCAAGAGCTACGCTTAGAACAGAACCGAGAAGCTCGTACGGAGCGTAAGGCGACCGCTACGGGGCATATGGACTACAATACGTTTAGTCGTACCAGAAAAGCCACGAGTGATGAGTCGATTGCTAATAAAATTAAGTCCCAAGGAACGTACCAACAGACTTTAAAGAATAAGCAGAATGAGTACAGTAATAACCAATCTGACCTAACACAAGCCAATAAAGATTTTGAAAGCGGTAAAATAACACAAACTGTTTACCGTGAACGAGAATCTAAATTAAAAGAAGCCAATAAAGCCTTAGAAGAAGAAACAAAACTACTAAGAGAACTTAATCAGGCTTCTAAAGATAACGTTAAGCAAATGAAAAAGAATAGTTCCATGCTTAACAGTGGGGACGTTACCACAGACGCTAACCCTAATTCCGTACGAGGAATGATGGCTTCACGAGCACCGGCTATTGGTTTAGCGGTATCGGGTGCCGCATTAGGTACAGTAGCTTCCATGTACTCTAGTGGACGAGCAACTGAACGAGCAATCAGACCGCAGTCCATTAAGATAGGACAACAAGTGGGTGCTAATGATTACCGTGGTTACAAACGTGCCATTTCTAAAATTGGTATGGAAGATAGTACCGGATATACACCGGAAAGCATGATGAATTTTGCTTCTTCTGTATTAGCCGGACAAGGTAATTTAGGTAAGAAAAGTACACTAGCCACTACTAAGGCATTAGCAGAAGCGACTAGGGGCGTACCAGTTGATAGCGATAGCTTATCCGAGTTCATGCAAAGTTCTATGAAAAATGGTTCGGTAAGTGGAGCAAAACAAGTGAGTGCTACTACAGATTTATTTGCCGGAGCTACACAAGTTGGTGGTATGGAAGGGCGAGAAGACGAAATGCTATCTGCATTGAAAGATATTGCAGATAATACCTTAGCCGGTAAAAATTCTTCTAATAAGGATTTACAAAACTTAGTGACGTTTCAAACCCAATTAAGTTCCACAGGAGATAAGTCTGTACAAGGAACAAACGGTTCTGACTTGATTTCTGGATTAAATAGCGGTATGCGTAGCTTAGACCAATCAAGCCCAATCGGTGTATTACTTGGTGCCGGTACAAAATATAAAGGCTTGTCTGGTGCATGGGATATGCAGAAGATGTTGGAAAAAGGTGTTACCCAAGATACGGTAGGCTCACTAATCCAATCAAGTGGAATGTACGGCTCTAAAGGGTCTAAACAACAACGGTACGGTATGTACTCTATGTTGAAACAATTAAACCCAGACGTTACTACAGACCAAACAGAAGCCTTAATGGATTCATACGATAAGTATGGTAGTAATTCTAAACAATTCAAAAAAGCTGTAAAAGACGCAGGAAAGAAAACAACAGATAAGAATACTGAAGGATATGAAAATTCTTCTGAAGGCGCTAACAATTCGGCTGACGCTGTTAAAGCTATGAAGAAATTAGAAATAGCAGATAACAAAGTAACCGATATTGGGACAAAAGTAGTGAAAGCTTCTAAAGCATTACCAGCCCCTCTATGGGCATTGACTGCCGCTGTAGTTGCCGCCACTGCCGCCATAGTAGCTTCTGGTGCTGGATTTAACGTTGCCAATATGGTGAAGAAACTAACTAAGAGTAGCACAGTGGACGCTAAAGCCGGAAGTTCTACCGTTAAGACAATGGTGAACAATGCTAAAAAAGAAGCCGGTGGGTTCGGTTCTGGTGGATTAGGTGGTAAGGCTTCATCTGCTAAAGATAGTGCTAAAACTTTTGGTTCTACTATTATGGGAAAAGCCAAAGAAACTACTTTAGGTAAGAAAGCTATATCTGGTGCGGAAACAGCCAAGAACTCTAAATTTGCAAGCAAACTAGGAGACATTGCTTCTGGTGCTAAGGCTTCTAAAGCCGGTGTATTTGCTTCTGGTATAGGAGGCAAAATCAAGAGTGGTTTAGGGGACGTTGGTTCCTTGTTCTCTAATGCAGATACCTTAACCGATTTAGGTGGGGACGCTGTACAAGGAGCAAGTAAATCAAGTTCAATTCTAAATAAAATAGGTAAGGGTGCTAGTAGTGCTAAGAGTTCTATCGGTAGTTTCATATCTGGTGCAACACAAGGTGCTTCTAAAGGAAGTGGTCTGCTTAAAGGATTAGGAAAAGCCGGTAAAATTGGTGGTAAAGTATTAGGAAAAGTAGCGGTTCCGTTAGCGATAGCTGGAGACGCTCTTAACATATTTACCGCAAAAGATAAAGTGAAAGCAACTGGTGGTGCTGTAGGTAGTGCCGCTGGTGGTTGGGCTGGAGCAACAGCTGGAGCCTCTGCTGGTGCGGCAATCGGTTCTATCGTTCCTGGGGTAGGTACTGCAATTGGTGCCGGTGTCGGTGGGGTAGTCGGAGGGATTGCTGGTTCTGGTATCGGACAAAAACTTGGTGAAGGTGCTGTAGGATTAGGACGAGGGGCTGTAAAAGGCGCCAAGAACTTAGGAAAAGGCATTAAATCATTCTTCTTTGGGGAAGACGCACAAGCCGCTGAAGTAGCTGGTAACGGTGATATTGTAAGTGGGAAGGCAAAAGCGACTTCTAAAAAGGTGGAAAATGTTGCTGTGTCTGAAAAGAAAGAAGCCGAAAAGGAACGCAAATCGAATAACAGTAAAGAGAAAAGCAACTTGGCTACTTATAAGAAACTGTTAGCGAAAGCCGAAAGTATTCTTAAAAAAGCAAAAGCACAAAACGGTATCTTTGGTAATTCAAGTGGTTCATCTTCAAGTGGCTCATCTTCTAGTGGTGGTAGCGGTAGCGTATCTGCCGGAACTCTTAAATCAGTAGACGAAGGAAAATACTGGCAAGGTGACGGTGCTGTAAACTCTGATTTAGGTTATACTGTATCAGGTGTAACAGCAGATTCTCTTAACGAATGGATTGCTTCTGAAACTGGTGGTAAATCCTCTATGGACGGATTAGGAAGTACCTTTATCAAAGCCGGTGAAGGAAGTGGATTAGACCCACGTTACTTAGTAGCTCATGCCGCTGTCGAAACTGGCTGGGGTGGTGGTTACTCTAATGGTGACGCAGATTCAGGAAACTGGTATGGTATCGGGGCATATGATAATGACCCAGATAACGCTAAGAATTACGGTGATGGGATTGTTGGTGGTGCAAAATGGATTGCAGATAACTTCTACAATGCAGGACAAACTACTGTAAACGAAATGCGTAATAATGGCGGAAGTCACGAGTACGCTACAGACCCGAACTGGGATTCTAGTATTGCTTCTATCATGGAAGATTCTAAGAAATATACCGGAGCTTCCACTGGTAAATTAAGTAACACCGTGAATGTAACAGTGAATGCCGGTAGTAGTGATAACGCAGACACAGTAGCTAAGAAAACAGCTAGTGCTGTATCAACCGCTTCCACAAACTCATTGAACTTCTTTAGTAAACAAATTGCAAGAATATAGTATACTAGTGTAAGGGGGAAGAAATTCCCCTTATGCTTTTTAATGAGGTGAACAAATGGCTTCAATAAATGAAGTGAGACCTGTAGGATTTAGACGACCGTTCTTTTCTATAACATTTGTTACAGAAAACAACGATTACGAACTACAGTACGATAGTGGATTAGACCTACCTAATTATAAAGATTTTAGGGAAGGAATAATCAGTTTAACAACCAAAAATAACATGAGTGATGATACGGGAGTATTTAGTATTTCATTAGCCGGTGCTACCGCTTGGGACAGGGTATTGAACGCTAATGACTTAATACTCATTTCCATTTACCCTAATGGATTGCAATCAGATATTCCAGATAACCCTAATGTAATGTTAGGCATGGTGAGTGAAGTTTCACTAACTGGTGATTATTCTAGCAGTGGGAAAACCTATAGTATCACAGGGCAGACATTAGCCAAAGCTTTTTCTAACTTTGAGTTAGGATTGATTGACGCTTACAATGTAAATATAACAGATATTGGGTGGCTACCAGATGATAAGGACGCTAAGGGTGGGATTCAATTTACAGGGTCTAATGCAAAAGATTTAACACAGTCTTTATATGACCGATTTATTCCTTATATGAACTACTCATGGAAAGACCCCGGATCTACTGCATTAGAGGGAGATTACACAGGAGAAGCTTATGCTTCTAGTAATTTAAAACTAGAGAATTATATTAAATTGAATTTAGATAGTTGGACGGCATACGAAAGTTTAATGACCGCTTCTGCTTATATTAACTGGGAAGGGTCATTCTTACAATTACTAGTCGATATTGCACAGAAACCGTTTAATGAACTGTTCTGGGAAACTACTTCTGACGGACAGTGTGAAATGATACTACGCCCCACACCATTTGATGAAGATAAATGGAATGAATTAGAACGGGTACGGATTTCTTCCAAAGAAGTAATTAGTGAAGATATTGCTCGTTCAGACGCAGAAGCTTATTCAGTTTATGTAGTCAATACACCGGACTTAAACGATTTAGGGACTTCATTATCTACACTAGGCGTGTTTCCACAATGCTTCCCAGATTTAATCGAGAAATTCGGGTACAAGAAATTGGAAGTGGATAACCGCTACTTAGTGGCACAAGAAGAAATTGAGAATGGTTCTTCTTCTGCTACAACAGATGATGATAGGAATACGGACACTGGTTCTGCTGAATCTTCTGATAAAACATACGGTGCCGGAAAAGAACGAGACGCTTTCACCGCAATCTGTAAGAAACTAAACATAACCGGTGCAACGAAAACACATTGGGAATACATTATTAATCGAGAATCTAGTTTTGATTTAACAGCCACTAATGGTACTTCTGGTGCATATGGATTAGCACAAGCCAATCCACCAGATAAAATGAGTAGTGTGGCGGCAGACTGGAAAACGAATGCTTATACACAGTTAGAGTGGATGTACAGTTATATGAAAGAACGTTATGGCGGTATTGATGGCGCTTACGAGTTCTGGATTGCGAACAATTGGTATTAATGAGGTGATTAAATGGTAGAAACAGGTAGTTACAATACGAACTCAAACACAAGTTCAGTAACAGATGAAGATTCCGCTATGTCTACTTTCTATAATGGCATTATTGCTATTTTACAGAAAGTAGGGGTGGAAGATGTACGGAAAAACAAAACAACTTATAAAAAATCCTTGACAAAATATGATACTCGTATTACAACTTCTGAAGCCACTAAGTTAGTGAATAACTTTGTATCGTACAACGGAGCACTAACAGTGGGATTGGTTTCTGAAATAACAGGAGTTACATCAGACAATGTAAGTAATGCGGCAAACAATAAACGAAGTTATGCGGAAGTGGGTGCCTACTTGGAGACGAACTTTCCGAACCCAAGTGTAGACCAACTCACTGATATGCGGAATGGTTTATTACAATCATTCGGGAATATTGGTTCCGCTCTTGCCAAGCAACTAGCAAATGAATATATCACGAGTGGGAAATTAACGGAAGCAAAATATAAGGAAATTGTAGCAAACTACAAAGACCAAGAAGCTTCTGTAGTCAGTGAAAACCTACAGCTGTTCACTCAAAAATTAGCCAACTGGTATTGTGAAAATCCTAACTTCTTTTCTGGTACATATACCGTCATAGGAGACCCAAAATACCGTGTAGGACAAATATTAGAAGTGGAAGACGTACAATCCGCACAAGAGGTATTGTGGGAATACTACATTGAGGGAGTACAACACAACTTCTCATATGCGGAAGGATATACAACCACACTGACCGTCACTCGTGGATTGAAACAATCCAGTGACCGCTTCACTAATTTATATAACACTAGTGAGGATTATAAAGGCGGTTACATTGGCGAAAGTAGTTTAGCTGATTTATTAGCGGAACAGAAAGCCAAAGATTCCACTTCCAGCTCAAGTAGCTCTTCTAGTTCAAGTTCTGATGGGACAGACGGTGGTGTATCTACTGGCTCGACTGGTGGGACTAAAGGGAGTGCAGTAGCAGAAAAAGCATTGAGCATAGCGCAAGCACATTTAGATTCTTCTAGTACACCATCTGATTATGTATATGGGGGTGGTCGTTCAGGGAATATATTCAGTTCTAGTCCAATTGTAGCGGATTGTTCTTCCTTTGTATGGTGGTGTTACCATTTAGCCGGAGCAGATTTAGCCGGTGGCTCTACTGGTATGAGCACCTACACTTTTAACGCAGATAGTCAGTTGAAACATATATTTGATGGAAATAAATCAGAAAGTATGCTTGATTCCATGAAACGTGGAGACCTTGTATTCTTTAATGATTTAGGTCACGTTGGTATATACGCAGGGGATAAGAAGTTTGTGGCTTGTAATAGCCAATCAGCCCACAACCCTTCAGGGGGAATAGAGCAATCAGAGATTACTGACCAATATTATTGGTGGGGAGCATTTAGTGGAATAGTTTTAAGATACGGCTAGGGTTTTCTACCTAGCCTTTTTTCTTGTATATTCGTGATATAATATATAGTGAAGACATAAGAAAGGGGCAACAGCGTGCCTACATTACAATCCAGTTTAGGACGGACAAAAGAGGTATACAAAGAGGGCAATCAGCTCAACACAATTGTATACGCTCAAGTAACCGCAGTCAATTATAAATATAACACAGTCGACATAAAGTTAGTAGATACAATGGGGACAACCGATTTAAGTAATGCCAGTGCAAGTGAGGGAAAGTATTCCGCAAGACTTCCCATGGAGTTCGGAGGAGTAACTACTACTGGTAACGTTTACGGACAGATTAAACCAATCGAAGTAGGGAACAATGTACTTGTTGGGTTTATCAATGGGGATAAAACGAATGCTATTGTGATTGGTGTGTACGGAGATAACAATACCGCAAGTACATTGGCACAAGTGGCATATGCCAATGTAGACCCAACCAATGAAGATGTTAAAAAAGAAACGCAACAGTGTTACACGGTCTATCCGTCACTAACGTATGACAAAGTAGATGGTGATGGCAATAGGACTGTAACCTTTACAGGGAAAACCTTCTTAACCACGAGTAGCGCTTCTGATAAATCCCCTAATATCGTGTATGACCAAGGGACGGCAACTGACTATGACGCCATGCCTTCTTCACATTATAGTAACGGAGATTTAATCGAACCGAAATCACCACTTGCCCCAATCATGTTATTTAAACACCAAGGCATACAAGATGAAGACGGGAACGCAGATAACCATATTTTCACTATGTTTATTGGGCGTGATGGCACCTATCGTGTAAGCCAAATGAATAAGACCAACTCGAAACGTTCTGGTATTGAAATGACACCGGAAGGAAAAACTGGTTTCTACCAATTACAGGATTCCAATCAAACTAATTTAGCTAAAGTCACTTCTCACATTATGATTTTAGAAGACGGTACAATCGAGCTTAAATCAGGGGATTATGTATGGAAGCTAGGTTCTAACGGTGTGTACCAAGATAACGGGGATTCAGCAGACACGGCAGTTTCTAAAGCATTAGATTCTTCTATGCAAAGTGTGAATGATGTACTGTCATTTTATAATTTGTATTCAGAATCGTTAGCAGATGAAAGCGCCGTTTCAACATTCTTAAAAGGCATATTAACTGACCCAGATTCTAAATTAACCTTGTCACAACGAAAAGAGTTACAAGAATACTATACAAGAATTAGAACTCGTTACCCTAAAGTAGTAGCCGGTGCTGAAAGTTACGACATGGAACACGGTAACTTAGACACCGCTTACAGTGCTTTAGTGAAATACATTACAGACAATAACTTCTTTACTAGTTCTGGTGACTATGTAACGTCATACGATAGTTTAAATAATATGTTTAAGAACTATTATGACGCAGAACAGGACATACTAGATGACCTAGTATTGAAAACTAGCAACAACTTATCGAGTTACGAAGAGGGGATTTACAATGCCACGACTGGCTTTGTACAAACCAATAACAAGATTGAGCTAACTGCTAAAAATATAGAAGTTATGGAAGATAGAATTGCCGACAATGAAGCGTCATTATCTGTACAAGCAGATGAAATCGAAGGCGTTGTAAAGAAAACAGAAATTGTTGGCTATCTACAAGACAACGTAAAAGTGGGCGGTGTAAACTACTTTAATCCAGAAGATGTAGTAGACCTAGCTTTATCCACTTCTAATAATAAGTTCTTAGAACGTGATGATTATATTGGATGGTATGTACCAGTAACCCAAGGAGAAATTTTGGCTGTTAAACGATTCTCTACTGAAAATAACCATTTCTCTTATGTGTTCTCAACTGATGAACCGGCTAAAGATGTAGAATATTTTGGTGGAAACTGGGGAACATTAGAAGCAGATGGAACGGCTTATGCCAGAATCGTTGTTCCAGAAAATGCGAACTATTTCTTCTTATATTTATCGTCACAAGGTGATACTCTACCAAAAATAAAATATGAATATGGTAGTTTAAATACAGACTGGTCAATGCCAGAAAAACTAGTCCAAGAACAAATTGCAACTATCGTGCAAAAACAAGCTGAATTTACAGAAACAGCTGAAAAGATTGGTCAAAAAGTAACTGAAATTTCCCAAAAAGCAGATACGTTGCAAAACAATGCAGAACTATCGGCTGTAGAAGCGCAACAAAAGCATGACGCCTTAGTTAAAGAAATTGCCGCCAATGCAGAAGCCGCACAAGCTAAATTAGATACGGCAGTAGCCAATGCTAAAGCAGATACGGATAAAGTTACTAAAGATTTATCTGATTCTGTAGTAGCTAATACCACCGCATTAGAACGTTCGGACGCGGCAAACGCAAAAGCATTGGAAGTAGCAGTTAACGAATTAGATACAAAAGTCACTGACTTAGTCACTACTAAAACAGGAGAATTAACTACTGAAGCCAATCAAATTAAAGCCAAAGTGGAACAAGTAAGTACAGACGCCACTAAAGGATTAGCTGATTTAGGGGACGTAGTAGATAGGCATACTGGGGAATTAACAGTTCTTGCTGGAGCAATGGAAGCTAAAGTAGATAACAATGGTGTTATCCAAGCCATTAATTTAGATAGCTCTGGTTTAGCCATTGATGTAAACAAACTATCCTTAGTAGTTGGTGGTGTGAACTATTACCAACAACCTAAATTTGCCGGTGATTCTATCGGAGCTACTTATGACACAGAAACAGGAATATGGTCTGGTACCTTATCAGTCAGTGACGGTTATCAAGGGATTGCCAGTACATTACCAACCAGATTTTTAGAACCAAATACAACATACACAATCTCATATGAAGTAAACGCTTCTGTAGATGGCTTAGTTATTCTCACTGATTTTAATAACAGTGCAGATGGTGTGACAGATGAAAACAATGATAATGATGTAGTAGCAAAACGTAGATTACCTAATCGAGTAACAAAAGCCAATACATGGATTTATTATGATTGTTCATTCACCACACCAGACAATGGCATTTACATGAGAGATAACTCTATTCTTGGTGTACACGGTTCCACAGCAACCGGAACAATTCAGATTAGGCGTATGCAACTGGAACGTAGTACAATCAGTAGTGATTTCACAACTAATAAAGAAGAAGAAACTGAAAACATTACCACCGATATTATCAACCAAGTGACTGAAAATGTTACCAATGATGTATCGGAAGCGGTTAAACTCTACACGGCTTATGCAGATTCCGCTGATGGGTCACAAAACTTCTCTACAACAGAGATTAATCGCAAGTATGTAGGATTTATGGTCGCACCAATAGACGCTCTTAAAGACGACTACACAGCCTATACGTGGCAAGTGTTTAAAGGAACTGATGGCTTACAGGGCTTACAAGGGCCTCAAGGTGACCAAGGTATCCAAGGCCCAGATGGTAAGCCAAGCTACACTCATATTGCATACGCTAACTCCAGTGATTCAGAACGGAACATGAATAATTGGGTGTTAAGCGAACCAGCCAAAAATGCTGCTACAATCACTTATAAAAATGGTGTTAATACGATTGACTATAAGGGTGTGGGCTCCTACGAAGTTTTCAACTTTCCCGTAAAAGCAAAAAAAGGTCAGAGTTTTACATTCAGTTTTTCGTGGACTCAACCAGACGTTAATTCTCTAGACGGTACGGCTGACGGGGTGCCAGTAAGCATTACAGATGAACCGATTACAGGCAACAAAATTGGTAGAAACGTTATTTATCTAGGCGTTTCAAAAACGAACAATAAACTATTTACGATTTCTGGTACAGCAACAGCTGATGAAACTTACATTTCAATAAACCTAGGCTTCTTAAGAGATGGTATTCAGTGGCAATTTAAGGCTTCTTTCCAACAAGACTTTAGCCAAAATCCAGGCGAACACGAATATATCGGTATGTATGTTGACAACACGGAAAAGGATTCCACAGATGTTACGAAATATTTATGGAGTTTAATCAAAGGTTCGGATGGTAAAGATGGAACACCGGGAGCTAAAGGGGCAGATGGTAAGACACCATACTTACACATTGCGTATGCGAACAGCCAAGACGGAGTAACCAATTTCACCGTCACCAAGAAAGACACGGACAACTACGCTTATGTAGGAACGTATACCGACTTTACCCAAGGTGATTCCACAGACCCAACGAAATACAAATGGAATCGTGTACAAGGTGTGAACAAACTCTATATTGCTTATGCCAACTCATTAGATGGTAAAACAGATTTTACTACCACAGCAGATGATAAGACAAAAGCGTATAGTTATAAAGGGATTTCTGTTATCGGAGGAACTAATCCGGCTGATTACAATTGGTCGGTAAACTCAACACTGAAAGCCACAACGGCATATTCAACTTCTGATGATGGTCATACCAATTTCTGCTTGTATTACAATGCCAACTTATTAGATGGAACAAACGTTCCATTACTAGTAAAAGGGAATGCCAAAGAGAACTTTAATACAACAGTAGCTGAGTTTTCAAGTGGTTCGCTAAAATCAACGGTTACTGGGGTAAGTGATATATCTCTTAGCTATGACTGGGAATACACCGGTTCTTATGTAGCTAATATGAAATTTTATACCCAGTTTAATAACACACCTTTTGGATTTGATTCACCAGTAATAAACCCAACAGCTAGTAATAAGTCAGGTCATGTAACTTACACAACAACGCCAAGAGCTTCTTGGTCAGATACCGCCGCCACTGCAACAGGTATGGCAATCCGTACGGACTTTATCCCAGTAGACGCCACTATCACTATTACAAATCTAAAATTTGAAATAGGAAAAGTGTCTACCCCGTGGGTATCGAGTGCAACAGATGGTTTAGACACTTCTGTTATGCCATATATCGGAACCTCATCTGTTCCAAGTAATGTGTACTATGATTACACGTGGACAGTTAATCCGTTGTATATACAAGCTTCCAGTGTAACAGAAGATAACTTTAACCAAACTGCCCAAGCTATTTACGAACAATTAAATAGTAAGGCAACAGCAGAAGCACTACAAGCTGTACAGAACCAAGTAGACCAACAAAATTCAACATATGAACAATTTGTTGGTGCCGGTGGTGATTTCCAAACTGAAGTCGGAGATATTAAAAATCGAGTTACTGGTATGGAAACAAGTCTTAAAAATACCGTAGCAAAATGGACGACTTATGATGGGTGGATAACCATTGGGAATACAACCAATACAGATGGCACACAATCGCCAAGCTTAGTATTGGGGAATGAAACCAAGGATTCTTATATGAGACTAACAGATGGTCGTATGGGATTCTGGTCTGGTGGGTCTGAAGTTGCATGGTTCGATAACCAAACATTTAGAATAAATAACGGGGTAATTGTAGATGGCTTAATCGTAGGTGCTCACAAATGGGTAGATTACGGTTCTGGTGTTTCTATCATACAATATGCACCAGTATCTTAAACAAGGAGTGATGAAAGTTGGTAATGTCCGGTAACTTTAGTTACAGCCCCAGTTACGGGTTAACTTTACATTTAGATTGGACGGCTACCAATGATGTAGCCAGTAACTCGTCAACAGTTACCGCTAAATTATATTTAGTGACAACCGGTGCTTTATACATTTCAGGTGTATCTAAAGCATGGAATATCCGTATCAATGGGGTGCAACAAAATGGTTCTACCGCGATTGGGAACTATAATGGTACAGCAACTATTCAATTAGGCACACGGTCTGTAAAAGTAACGCATGACGCTAACGGTTCAAAACAGGTAAATATTGCCGCTACACTAGGGATTAATATTTATTACAATAACACAAGCCTGAAAGACTTAACCACAGGAGGGAACGTAGCTCTGGATAATATACCCAGAGCCAACACCCTAAATACCAATAAGGTTTCTTACAATTTTGATGAACAAATAACCGCTATCATTAATCCTAATGGTACGAATTATAACCATAAAGTAACCTTTACTTTTGGTAGTAAAACATTAGATGTAGCCACCAACCCAGAAGTAGGGAAGAACTTCTTATTTAGTGTCCCAAGTTCGTACGCTTCTGAAATCCCTAATGCTTCTAGTGGGTGGGGGACATTAAACGTACAGACACTAAATGGTTCCACCGTAATCGGAACCAATAGCATTCGACTCACACTGAACATTGTAACCGCTAATGGTGCCTCCTCTCCCACAATTAATAGTGTGACTGACGCAGAAGGGGTTGCCGCCTATAAAGGATTAATAAACGGTAATGTAGCTTATATTCAAGGGCGGTCTATCATAAAATTTGTAGTAAACGCTACCCCTAAGAATAATGCCACCATTACTTCTTACCAGTACAGCATTGCAGACGGTGCACCATTTTACACGACAAGTAGTCCCACATATGATTGCAACCTAGCCAACACAAATGCGCTTTCTATAGGTTACCCTAAACTGTATGTAAAAGTAATTGATAGCCGTGGACAAGTCGCAACGCAACAAATATTCATAGAGGTATTGCCGTATGACGCACCAAAAGTAACTAACTTTGTTGCTACTCGTGTAAAGGACGCAAACGGTGCCGATACCGATAGTGTTAAATTTAGTTTAACCGGAACATATTCAGAACTAGAAGTGGACAATGTTTCTTACAATAAGTTAGGATTCACTATTTCTTCTAATGATGGTACGGAAGTGAAGCAAATAAGTAGTATACCTGATACACCAAAACTGACAGATGTAACAGTAAACAGTCTGGATAAGACAAAAGCCTATACGTTCACCTTATCCGTGCATGACGTGGTAGCCACAACCACTACCAGCACCACATTAGGTACAGCGGCAGTATTGCTTTCCTTTGTAAAAGACAAAACAGTGGGAATAGGGAAAATTGGTACCCGTGGCGTGCTTGATGTAGAGGGGGACGCTTACTTTAAAGGAACCCTTAACGTAGAAGGTGCAGTAGCACAAGTCCCCGGACTACTAAAAGATGGTACCGACATGAATACATTGTTAAACACCGGGAAATATTACATTGTGAATGATGATTCCGGAAAAACTATGAAAAATTTAGTCGATCCGTCACATGGTATTTTTGAAGTTATTAAAAACCCAAGTGGGCAATATTTACAACGGTGGACACCTACTGGTGGATATGCTCGTGCTCGTATGTTTATCCGCTTCTCACAAGATATTGCTACAAATGTATGGACACCATGGAGTTGGATTGGTGGTGGGGTACAACAAGTTAAAGTAAAAGGTGCTTATAACACTTACTTTAACATTGCCCGTTCCGGTAATCTTGTAGAATGTCGTTATGGGCCTGTGGCTCTAAATCCAGCAACAGCCGACCAACAACTACCAGTAGTGGACGGAGCTAAAATAGATGAGACAATTCCACTAGGGTATAGACCAGTAGACCAAGCCAATCTTATTATTTTCCGTAATATTAGTAAAGACTTTGATAAACCGCCATTCAGAATACGCTTTGACCACGGCGGCGGAATTTACTACTACAATGGTTTAAACAATGATATGACTAGTTATGCCGGTTCTACTTCATGGGTAACAGTAGATAATTATCCCGGAACTACAGTTTAGAAAGGAAACCTAATTAATGAAAGTTTATCAACCGTTAACGTCAAAAGATTTAGCAACAGGATTATATTATGTGGAGTGGGAATTACCAGATGGCTTCCCTTATCCATATGGGTATGCCACAGAACCACCTAGTACAGATTTATTATTCCCAGTCTACGATATGAACACTATGACGTGGAGTGAAAATGAAGCCAACCTAATTAAAGAAATGAAAAACAAATTAGTGTTACTAGACCAAACCATGACGAAACTCATGGAGATGTACCCGAATGTAACGACTATTGGTGGGTCTGTCACAGAAGCAACAGGAGAAGAAACACCAGCAGTACCAGACGCAGACACAGATATTCCGACTGATTTATCGGGCGGAGCATTGCCAGAGCCTACTTTATAAACTAACATTAAGCCTAGAGAATTGCTCATAAACCAGTAATTCTACTAGGCTTTTAATATATTATGTTATGACAGCGAAAGGTGGCGTATATACACGTGACACAGGCAGATGGACGAAATGGAAATGTCAATCAACGGATTGCATTACATTTAACTTATGAAAATGATGGCAACCACGCAACAGATGGTTGGTTCCGCTTTTCAATAAACCCACAAAATTACAAACACGAACACCCACAAAGAACTTCTGTTATTAAAACGAAGTCCAAAATAACAGTGGAAGATTACAATACAGATTTAGAAACCATTACCTTTTCTGGTACAACTGGTTTCCGTAAGGATTCCCAAGGAATGACCGGAGAAGCACGAGTGCGAAAATTACAAACGTTATTAGATGATTATGCAACAGCCGCTTCGGACGGGAATAAAGCTCCTTTTGAAATGGAGTTATGGAATTTCACAGAAGGGGTTGGTTATGTAACCACCTTAGCACCAGAAGGGTATACAATCGAACGCTCGGTAGACCAACCGCTATTATGGACGTATTCTGTGACCTTATACGTACTTAGAAACGCCAATATTCCTAGCGATTCGGATTCCACAGACTCACAGTTAGGAAACACAGCCGGAGGGTCAACAGTAAATCCTGCAACAGGTACTAACGTTTCCTTGGCTTCTTATAAAGCTGTAGGCATACTAAAAGGTGCTTTGGGGTATAATTAAAGGAGGGATACTATGAAAGCGCAAGCAAGTGAATTACTACGATTTATCACTAACTTCAAAGTAGATTATAATGGTGAAATCGTAACCAATTTAATAGATAGTACTCCTAATTATATCTCACGGTTTTACACACCACGATTAGGAATAAGTACCTTATCTACTAAAATTATAGAATTAGTAAACGTAGGCACAATCCAAGAAATGACCACTAATCTTAGCGTCACTTCCATTGTGTATAAATTAAGACAATCTAAATTAAAAAACGATTCCATCTATGCGTACCAGTTGGCACAAGCAGTTTGCTTAGAATGTTTTGGTTTAATTTATGCGTTAGAAAATGACGTGCTGTTCTTAAAATATATCAGTAAATCTGATATAACAAGAACAAAGGATAACATAGCGTATATTTTAGATTATGTCGGAGCAGACGAAGATTATATCGGCTTAGTAGACGACTTGCACGAAATGTACACCGCAGTCGGTTATTTAGAACAGTGCATTAATACAATAAAGGAGGGGAATAACATTGCGGTATAGAACTCATATTATTATGCAAGGAGAAACTATCCAAGCTATTTCCCAGAAAGAAACCGGTACCATAGACAATTGGCAAACGATTGTTTCCCAGAATGGTTTAAAATACCCCTATATTGTAGCTACACTAGCCGAAAAGAAAAAAGACTTAGAACACCTTGTCATGCCGGGAGACCATGTAGTCATTCCAATAGAAACCAATCTGTTAACCGATATAGACCCTACCACGCTATCTAAGCGTGACCAAGAGTTTATAGAGAGTGTTGCACTAGGAAGGGACTTAAATGTCTTAGGGGACGTTACAGAGCTAAATAAGTATGGTACGAGTGATACCTTAGTAGGGCTATCCGCTACAACGAGTGGAGATGTGTCTACCGTATATGGCGTGGATAACGTAAAACAAGCCACTATCACACGATTGTCTACGGCTAAAGGGTCATTGCTATTGCACCCAGATTATGGGTCTAACTTATACAATCTATTTGGGAAGGCTACACTAGAACAAATGCTTCTCATTCAAACTGAAATTCAACGGTGTGTGCTTTGTGACACACGGATAACCGCTTGTGATTTAAATGAACAGTCTATCACAGCGAACGTGTACACAGGAAGTTTCACAGCGAAATTACAATCCATAGAAAAATCCTTCCAGATTCTTATCGAAGGAGATTCTTCAGGAAATATCATACTAACGTAAGGAGCTGAAACAATGCAATTAAAGAAAATATCCGAAATCCTTTCCAGACTAATTGATGTCACTATAGTAAACACTTCTTACATAAATGATTTTACTGTAGGGTCTACTATTCGTTCCATTTATGAAGCGGTGGCTATGGAATTAGAATCATACTATGTATTGACCAGAGAGAACATTACGTGGGGCATACAAGAAGGGGTACTGGAAGCCTTTGATTTTAAACGGAGACAGGCAAAACGAGCTTACGGGAATTTGAATATCATATTCAGTTCCACTGTAGGGTCTGACTTCATTATCCCAAAAGGAACTACATTTGAAAGCTCACTAGCCGGCTACAATGGTGTGGCAACATTTGAGACCATAGAAGCCTACCAAGTGAAAAAAGGTGCCATAGACGCTACTATAGAAGTGTATTGCACACAATCCGGTACAGTCGGAAACTTTCCTAGAAACACAATCAACCGGATTCTTAATTCCATGTCCAATATTAAATCAGTCATTAATGAAGAAGATTTCTTAACGGGTTCAGAAGAAGAATCAATGGACGATTTAAAGAAACGGTTTCGTGCTTATGTAGAAACTAGAAGTCGTGCCACTTGTACAGCTTTAGATTATGGTGCACGGACAGTAGAAGATATTGCTGGTGTCTATGTCTACGAACAAGTGGGACTAGTTACTTTATATTGTCATGATAACAATGGTAATTTAAGTGACGAACTAAAAGAAAAAGTTGAACTAGCAGAAGAAGAGTACCGCCCAGCCGGAATTAAATTAGTTGTGGAACCGGTTACTCGTTTAGCACTCGATTTAATCATTGGAGTTTCAATGGACAGTCAATACATTAGTGACACTATGAATGCTAGAATTAAGTTAGCGGTTACTAATTTATTGAACCAAAAACAAGTCGGTAACAACTATGTAGAAGCTGAAATTGTACAATTGATTATGAACTTAGACGATTCGATTGTAACAGATGTAAGACCGAATGTGACCACTAGTGCTGGAACTTATAGTGAGGGTGAATTACTAGTAGCACCTAACCAACTTATCCGTGCCGGAGATATTCAAATTAACTTAACAGAAACGGTGGTGTAAACATTGAGCAATTTCTTCAATAATTTACACCCCTTAATTAAGCGTAAGAAAGCCACTGGCATTTACGATGATGATAATTATGCTGTGTTAAATGCACTAGATACTAGTTTATCGGAAATAGAACAAGAAACCATTAAGAGTAAAGTGCAATCGTCACTCTTACAAGCCACCGGAGATTTCTTAGATAAGTGGGGCAGTTGGTTCGGTGTATTCCGTAAGAACAAAGAAACAGACGAGGATTACCGCCAACGGATTATAAATAAGATATTACTGAAACGGGGCACACTTGGGGCTATTATAGACGCTATCATTGATTACTTAGATGATGAGGAAGCGAATGTAACCATCTATGAACCTTTCAGAAATATTTTCTATTTGAATAAATCAAAACTAAATGGTGAAGATTACCTTATGGGGTATCATTACCGGTTCGCTGTTATTGATATAACCATTGATAAACCGTTTCCACCAGAAATATACCAGATTGTACAAGCGTTTAAACCAGCCGGTGTACAGTTTTATATCTCGTATGAGGGCGCTACAAGACCAATCACTGGTTGGTATGCACATAGTATAGTAACAGAGCGCAGAACGCTTGAAATTAGCAATGGGCTGTATAAGGACTTACGAGGGAACCTAAACTTAACCAATCGGGTATCTGCTGATACGGATTCTGATTTATTCATTACCAATGAATCGTTATTAAATGGGGAAGACGTACTAGCCGGTTCATTCTCACATGGGAAAGCCAATGTAAACTTAGTGAATCTAACCACACTGGATTACAAACCAGAAAAAGCCGTTCTATTATCGGGCGTGGAAGAAGCATTAGGTGCTTATCTAAACCACGAAACTAGCTACAAACCGGCTAACCCAGTAGTAGAAGGACAAAGCCCAGTAGCACAATCACTGGACGAGTTCTATATGTACACAGGAGAAACCAGTAACACAGTAGCACAGATTAATAGTTTAGCTAACACTACGGAATATGTGTACACCACATTTGATGTAGGAACCATGATAACCCAAACTTATGCTCGTGCTTACAACGCCTTATTGAGTAGCATGACGGAAGAAGAAGCCATTAACACACTGTTTTCTAATTTTAAAGTGTACAGTAAACTTAGATTGCTTTCAGTACCAACTTTTAGTTTGCCAGTAGAAATGCAAGTCTATGACTTCACTACTAGTGAGTGGCAACCACTGGCTAAAGGGGAAATCAATTATAAAGGCATGACGTTTAGTTCCGCTATGAATCGTGTTTATGATTACCTTAGTGACAATAAATTGCTACAAGTTCGTTTTGTAGTGACTGGTATTACTACTAATACCGTGTTATTGTTTGATGTCATTTCATTATTATTCAGTTATGTCACCAATGACTTGTACGCTTATAATTTAATTATGAGTGCTACAGCAGAACCGGTATTAGATATTCCGATTGAAAATCTAGCCATTAGTGAAAAAGACTTTAGCCTAATCACGAACAAAGAAGCCACTAAACAGTTAACCGCTGTCATTACACCGAGTCACAACACAGCTGATAACACGTTAACATGGACGAGTTCTGACGCTAAAGTAGCTACAGTAAGCGAGACTGGATTAGTAACCGCAATCGGGAATGGTAGCGCTACAATAACAGTCACTACCGCTGATAAGAAATTCAGTGCTACGGTTAAAATAACAAATACAACGGCTGTAACTGACCTTACCATTGTAGCTGACCTAATCGTGAATAAATCAGTAGACGAAGTAGCTATGAATAACACCGCACCGGTTACTGACTTTGACGCAAATGTACTGGTGAACACACAAGGTGAAGCAACTGTTTCCATTTCGGAAAACAATGGATTGAACACGTATAGCGTGGCAGTAACCCCTACAATGGGCGGAGCTGACGTAGCTATCACAGAAACAAAAGAAACCTATTAAGGTTGTAAAGGAGTGAGCAATTATCGCTACAATAATTCCTAGCACAGCGAGTAATAAAAAAGTAGATGTTACTGTAGAGGATAGCGGTGTAGCTACCCTTACAGCAAAGGACAATGACGTCACCGTAAATGTAGTAAAAGCCGGCACTACTAAGGTGACGTATAAAACACAAGACGGTGCCATTACTAAATCAGTAGATGTACACGGTAGTCACTACGTGAACTTAAATTTATCAGGAAAAGTAGCCAAGAACCTTACTAGTAATCCTAGTAAGGTCACGGCTGACATTCGGACACAGTTTCCGGTAGCTAATTATATTGTGGATTCCAGTAAGCCGTATACTTTTGTAGGACAAAACAAAACTAATCAACAAGAGTACCCTTTTTTAAACGCAATGAACTTAGCACAACTGTATTGTATTCCTTATGACGACTGGGTATTACATTTTGATATTGAATTTAATCAAACTAGTGTAGGGCAATGGCAAGTAAACTTTAGTAACCAACCTTGGTCAATTGCTACAGAAGATGATTATATCTTCACCCCGACTATTGGAAAACGTCATGTAGTTATTCGATTTAAAAAAGGAACTAACTGGATAGGGGCTACCGGAGCTGATAGGTTTCAATTTCGGTTAGACAATGTGCCACCAGAAACACAAGGAGTTGTTTCAAACTTCATGTTAGAGCCCGGTACAGTAGAGCACCCGTACGTAAACTCTACAGAAGAATACGGCTATCCTAGTGGGCAACCAAATTTAGTTATTCGTACAGGTGCTTTACCAAAATCATGGATAGATACAAACGCTGGTGGTTCATTCATTACTAATTCCGATATTAATGGTGGATTTTTAATGAAAGATTCTATTGCAGTAAATGCCGGTGAGACTTACACCACATGGCAAAGTGCTACACCCACTACAGCTGATAAATTCCGATACGTAGTAAAAGACGATAATGGGCTAATGCTACAGACGGCTGTACTAAATGAAAAAGTAAACGAGTTCACTATTCCAGCTAAAGGAACTAAACTTTATATTTCCTACCCAGTAACCGGTATAGTGAAATTAATTAAGGGAACTAAAGCCGCTATGGACGATTGGAGACCTAGTTTTAAAGATTACTCGTTAGATAAGTACACGTACCAACCTAACCTAGAAATCAGTCAATCTGGTTATTCTACGTTACAGGGGACAAGCACAGAACCGCTACACATTGAGAGCAAGTTATATGGATTACCGGCAACCGCTAATTTTGAGTTTGATATTCTCACCGCTGTTCGCAATGCTTATCCAGGTTATTTCACAGGGAAAGTAGTAGCTGACCAAGTGGCTTTATTAAAAACTATGATGTTAGATGGCGTGAACCAGATGTTCACCGCAGTAGGTTCTGGCTTACTGAATACCGATATGAAAACCAAAGCCAATTTTGCTAGAATACTTTACGGTAAAGAGAATCAATCGGTATTAGGAAGTAGTGCCGTGAATGAGACTGCTAACCAAGTAGGTTCTACTTATTATGTAGGCAATACAGTGAACAATCACATAGATTCTAACGGCATTCTTACAGCTAAAATAACAACACGTAAGAACGACACTCTAGCCTATGTATCAGATGGTGTAACACCGGCTACATTAGATATAACCGCTTTCTCAATTGGTGTTCCAATAACACCACCTAAGAATACAAGTGGTAAACCAATGACGGTTACAATAACAGCACAATAAGGAGTAACGTATGAATACAAACTTAACTGAAATAGATTTTACAATCCCTACAACAAATGATACTTCTGTAGTGTACACGAAATTTACTGCTCAAGTCCCACTAGAAGTCATGGCAGGCTTTACAGGCGTTAGTATGTTAGATGGTGATACAAACAGTCCGCAAGACTTTGTGGAGCAAATAACAGCTGAATTAGCCAACCCAAACACATTACAATCGGACGTACTGGACTTCCAACAATCACTTACTAATTTATTACCAGACAATTTAGCAGTAGCTAGTTATGTGGCTACTGGTTTAGCACAAGTTAATGCAGTAGATAAGTATCTCAAAAACTTACATGAAGATTGTGTGATTACCAATACAGCTGTAGGAGATACAGTCACAAACACTGAGACCCCAATTGTGATTGGAGAACATCCAGTAGCAGAACCTACAGAAAACGTTCCTACTGATTTATATGGTGGAGATAGCGTTCCCACCACAATGGACACTACTATTGCAGAAGAACCTACTGTACCAGACTTTTCACTAGATGTTCCTGTTGATTTATCAGGCGGTTTAGACCTAACAACACTATAAATATGTTATACTAGTAATAGGGTACGAGTGTGTACCCTATTTTAGTACGTGGTATATTATTAATTGAATAAAATCAAAGGAGAGATGAATCCTTGGCAACGATAACAAACAACGCTAAAATATATGCTTGTTTATTGTTTAAAGGCAAAGCAAGCTCTATGTATGTGGGGTTAGGAAAAACAACCGCATGGACAGATGAAGCGAACCCACCAGCAACGACAACAGACACGACCCAATTACAAGAAGTAATCGGTTATAAAAAAGCAAGTACCGTTTCATTGTGTAGACCATTTGTAGAGGGGGAAACCACTACTCTACAAACTTTCACTTATGGGAAAAACAAATATGTGTTAGTGCCAGATGAAAAAGCTTACACAGAAAAAGCTACATTGGTTTACATAGAGAGTGTAATCGAAGGTAGTGAATTACCAGTAGGCTCTTACCGACAAGTGGGAGTGTATACAGATGTGACACCAAAAACTGGGGTGACAAAAGAAAACTTATTACCTAGTGAAGTAGTTTCTGCTGGTGTACTACAATTATTTGAAAACAGAATTATGCAAAATAGAACAAGCACTGTGACCGTTAGAGAAAGATTTATTTTGAATTTAAGTGCATAAAGAAAGAGGTATATAATGACTATAGATTTAAGTAAAGCACCATACCTAGATAGGTTTGATAAAGAAAAAAGCTACCAACAAGTGCTATTTAATCCTGACCGCCCACTCCAACAAAGCGAGTTGAATGAGGTACAATCCATTACTAAAAATAGAATCACTGATATTGGTAACGCTATTTTTAAAGATGGAGATAGACAAGATGGGGCTGAAATTAATTTCACCGCAGATTATACAGATGGAAAATATCATTATGCCGGTACTATTTCAGCCGGTACGGTATATTTAGCCGGAGCAATCCGCCAAGTCCCTAAAACACCATTTGATTATACAGGAACAGGGCGTACTCATTATATCGGGGTACGGATTAAACAAGAGTTAGTGACTTCTACAGAAGACGCCACTTTACTTGACCAAACGAGTGGAGTTGCTTCTGCTTTTTCAGCTGGTGCCGACCGATTGAAAGAAACAGTGGAAATTACATTTGATGATGGTTCTTCCGCACCATTATATAATTTTGATGGTGTAGACTTACTAGTACAAGCACCAGACAATACCATGAGCCAAATTAATAAAGTCTTAGCCGAACGTACCTATGATGAATCAGGTTCTTATAAAGTATCTGGCTTCAAATGTTACACGGACGTTATGACAGAGAACTATGATGAATTAGATGAAAATGGTGAAGCAACCAGAACACGCACACCAGAAGATTCACTGCAATTAATTGTAGATGGTGGGAAAGCCTACGTATTAGGGTACCAAGTGTATAAACCAACTGGTGTACGTACACATATTGACAAAGCCATGACGTTTAAATCCATTTTAAATGAATCCGTTTACTATGACGCTAAAACACAAAAAGTGCCTCTAGCCAATGCCGGAGTGAAATCAGTCGATAACGTTTCTGCTTCTGTCTCTATTTCACAAGAAACAGTGGCACGTGGTACTTCTGCAAACGGTACAGACTTTGTTAAAAACAATTCAGTCACTCGTATTTCAAAAGTATACACATCTGATAAAACTTATGTGGAGGGTACGGACTGGAAACTAAAAGATGGTCAATCAGTATCGTGGGAAGCAGATGGAGAAGAACCACCAGTCGGAACAACTTATTTTGTAGATTACACCTACACCAAAATTATGGCAAAAGGTGTGGATTACAAAGTATCAAATGATGGCACAGGAGATAGTGCGGTTACTTACATTGATTTTAATGGTATGAGTGGTGTGAAACCAGTAGACCAAACTATTATGTTTACCAACTACACGCACTATTTAGCTCGTATTGATTTAGTGGTATTAGACGCAGACGGAAACTTTATTGTAAAAGCCGGACAACCTGACATCTTACGTAAAGTGGCACCACCTAACCATTTAGACCCACTGACATTAAGAATTGCAACCATTCTTATCTACCCTAATTCAGACACTACAGTAGCCACTGACGTAGCGATTGAACGTTTGTCTATGGAAGATTTAGGTAAAATGCGTACACGAGTAGAAGACCTTGAATACAACCAAGCGATTAACTACTTGGATAAAGCCGCTATGGATAATGAAAATCCAGTTTACTTACGTGGAGTATTTTCAGATGGTTTCTTATCATTAGAAAAATATGACGCCACAAACCCAGACGCTAAAATTGCTTTCTCATTCGAAGATGGTGAAATTACTTTACCATACACTAGTACAAGTAAAACCATTCCATCATTATTACAAGATGAAAAATTGCAACATTTGTGGGGAAGATTAGTAACGGCACCATTTACAGAAGAACCTTCTATTACTCAATTACAAGCAACAGAAGCCATGAATGTTAACCCGTATGCGGTATACAGTAAAATGGGTACATTGCAATTAAGCCCTTCTGCTGATAACTGGATTTCGGAAGATAAAATAACAGTAAACACAACGGACACTACTTCTATGACATTACCTATGTGGTGGAACCATACGTCCGAAAGTTGGGCGGCAAGTGCGGCACAAAAATACTCTAACATTGTCTTAGATAATGGCGCAGTATTCGGAAACAGTATGGGTAGCAATGCCTTCAATGGTACGATTACTACAAATGCCGGAACTTCTACAAAACAAAGCATGATTGAATATATGCGTGAATTAGAAGTGAGCTTTACCGCACAAAACTTACCATTCAATGCCAATAACCTTGAATTAACTTTTGATGGCGTACACGTAAATGTAACACCACTAGACGGTTATCGTAAAGGTGGGGACGCAGGAACCGCTATGGCAAATGCAGATGGAACCTTTAAAGGGAAATTTACAATCCCCGGTGGAATTCGCTGTGGGACACGTGAAGTCATGTTAGCCAATAAAGATTGTACAGCAAGCACCACATTCGTAGCTCAAGGAACATTAAAAACTACGACCGAAACAATCTTACGTACCAGAGTTTCTATTTCTTACCAAGACCCATTGGCACAATCATTCTCATTCACAACCGCTAGAGTAGTTTCTAGTTTAGGATTATACTTTGCTTCTAAATCAGCTACAGACGGTTTAATCGTACAAGTACGTGGAGTGACCGAAGGTGGTCAACCAAATAAAACAATTTATGCAGAATCTACTATGACCGCTTCACAAATTAAAGTGTCTGATGATAGTTCTGCCCAAACCAAAGTATTGTTTGACGACCCACTAATGTGTGACGCTAATGTGGAATATTGTATCGTCATTATCACGGACTCTAATGAGTACACTATGTGGATTGCCACTATGGGACAAGACTTAATTGACGACCCTAGTACAACGGTCACAGCTAATCCATACACAACTGGTGTATTGTATAGTTCATCTAATGCCAGTGCATGGACGATTCACCAATCAAGCGATTTAAAATTTGTTATTTATACTGCAAGTTTTAATGAAACTGCCACAATGGAATTTGATACAATCCAAAATATGAAATCTGATACAGTAGTCTTATTATCGACTTACCTTACACCAGATTCTACTGGTTGTGCTTGGGAAGCTAAAATTGTCATGGATAACGAAGCCACTAACATTACAGTAGACAATAAGTCATGGGAACCAATTGCCAACTATGCTACGTTAGAAGCTGATGAAATTGTACGTGAAGTGAAATTGCGTGCCACGTTCAAAGCCAATAAGTACATGAGTCCGTTATTGTCCCTAGAAGATATGCTGTTCGTAGGATTTACTACCGCATTGGAAGGAAGCTACATTAGTCGTACGATTGATTTAGCAGACGCACCATTCAATAACATTAAGTTACAGTATGATGCGTTCTTACCAACAGGAACATCTGTTACACCGAAATGGTCAAAAGATGGTGGGAACACATGGACGAAGTTCACTACCAGTCCTACCATTAAATCTGCCGGTACACTTGGGTTTAACACCTTTAAGTATAACGAGACAGTAACAACCGGAACAGACACATTCAACTCATTCAAAATTCGATTGGATATGTTAACCGCCAACTCATTCAGTAGACCACGAGTGAGAACGTTGCTAAGTACCATGAAAGAAAACTAAAAAATTAGGGGTATGCCACAAGGTATGCCCCTTTTCTGTTATACTAAAGAGGGGTGATAGTATGGGAAGTCCAAGACGAGATAAGCACAGTCATGCACTAGTGTTTGTTCCAACCAAAGAAGAACGAGATTTAATCTATTTGACTAAATCGTTAGACGCTAGGGAAAAGTCCTTGAAAGAGAAAGAGGATAAACTAGACAAGTTGCTGATTAAACTTGAAGATAAATTAAAGGAGTAACCCTACTCCTTTTTTATATGGCTTTAAAACGAATTGTAAGCCGTTCTAAGACGTTCTAAGCATTTTACGCATAATTACACCAGAAAGTAGTTTGCAAGGTTTAAATGTAACTCATTTTGAGAATAAGCACTACTGTAGATTAATTCTTATTCTTGAACAAGCAATATTACTTCATTT